TTATACTTAAATGCGATAGGTGCAAATATGTTGACTAAAATTTATGCTAGTAGGTCTCAAACTCGAACAATGGGTATGCACGATCCAATTGGTGACCCCTTTGGAGGTGTTGCCTATGGTGAACGAAATGATCCAGTAACTGCTGGCATTGTTGTTGGTGGCTCTCTTTTAGGTGGGGCTATGCAAGGCAACGCTGCACAACGAGCAGCTCAAACGCAAGCAGATGCACAAAGACAGGCGCAAGCACAATTATTGGCGGCTGGTCGTGAAGGGGCGCAACAATATGATCCTTACACTAAATTAGGTCAATCAGGTGTAAATGCTTTAAATGCAAACTTACCTTATTTAACAAGTCAATTTAGCAACGCTGATTTAAATGCACAATTAGCCCCTAATTATCAATTTGGTTTACAACAAGGTCAAGGCACAACCAATGCTGCTGCAAACGCAGCTGGTGGCATGATGAGTGGTAATGCTTTACAAGGTTTAAATCAATTTAGTCAAAATTATGCACAAAACGCATATCAAAACGCATTTAATAACTATCAAGCGCAACAAACCAATATTTATAATAGATTAGCTGGCATATCAGGAATTGGTTTACAGGGTGCTACAGGAACTGCAAATGCGTTAATTGGCACAGGTACAAACGTGGCTAATTTAACTACAGGCATCGGTAATGCACAAGCAGCAGGCACAATTGGTCAAGCAAATGCGTATGGTAATACATTACAAAATGTCGGTAATTTGGCATTTTTAAATAGTTTAGGTAAAGGTGGGCCAAATCAAGTTAATCAAGCTAATTCTGCCATGAATCAATATGGAAGTGGCAATGTTTATGGATACGGTGGTCAGGGTCAAATTCCAACTCCTGATTACACTATAGAATAGGAAATAATCATGGCAGAAGTTCAAAGAGCTGACTTAAGCATATATGGTAATTTAAATACGCAAAAACCTATGTCATTAGCTGATATGTTAAATATTGGCAAATCTTCTTATGAATTAAGCAAACTGCAAGAATTGTATCCGTCAATGATTTCGGAACAACAAGCAAAGTCACGCACAGCACAAACAGCCGCTGATATAGCAGAACAAACAAAAGAACCATCCATAACTAAAATTAAATCTGAATCAGAAAGAGCTGCAATAGAAGCGCAAAAAGCTGGCGTTGATTTTAATGTTCATCAAGGCAATTTAACAAAATCTGTGTTAGGGCAATATGCAACTGATCCTGATTTTATTAATGGCAATACTGCTGAAATGGTTAAAAAATTAAAATTATCTCAACAATATTTAAAAGAACATGGAGTTGAAGATAAATCTGGTTTAGGTAATCAATTAATACAAACAGCAAAAACAAATCCAGCTGAAGTTCTAAGTTTATTTAATAACTTCAGAAAATCACAAATGACACCAACAGAAGTTCAATCTCAAATTGGTGGTCAACAAACTGTACAAGGACAAGATGTATCAGGCAATCCGACAATAATGGAAAAAAGTCCTATTACTGGTCAAATTGTGCAAAAACCATTACCTATTGGTGGTGGTCAACCTGCAAATATGCGTATTGCACCTACTGAAAGTCCAACAACTATTGCAACAATGCAAGAAGAAAGAACGATTGCAAAAGATATAGCCAATACCGCTGCACCGACTTTAAGTAATATTAATACCGTGCTTAAGTATTTACCTTTAGCACAAACAGGTAAAGGTAGTGAAGCAATTGCTGGATTGCAATCTGTATTTGGTAATCTTGCAGGAAGTACACCTGAAGAAAAAGCAGCGGCAGCTAGAGATATTATTCAAAAAAATATTGCTGATTTAGGTTTGCAAAAAAATGCTGCGTTAGGTGGTAAATTTGTTAAACAATTAGAAGGCGCACAACAATCATTAGCTGATGCAGGTAAAAATCCTACAGCTATTTATAAAGCAATGCAACAACTCAAACCAATAATTGAACATACCAAAAATTATCAACAAGGTTTAGAAAATACAATTGCTAAATATGGAAGTATTCAAGTCAAACGGTTATACGATAATGCAATGATTGATGCGTTTGATCCTGTTGCTATTGGTGCTTATGATGCTTATAAAGCAAAAAATGAAAAAGATTTTAAAGAAATAACATCTGGATTAAGTGAAAAGCAAAAAACAGAACTTGGTCAAAAAATGGCTAAGTACAGAAAATTATTAGAAGGAAATCTTGAATAATGGGTGCTTTTGACGCATTTACTTCTGGTTTAGGTGAAGCAAAGCCTACGGTTACCATTGATTCATATCCTTTAAAAAAAGGTATTTTAGAAGGCATTGAGCCATCTTTAAGTGAAAAAATAATACAAGCACAACAAGCATACAAAGAAAAGTACGGTAAAGAATTACCAATAACAAGTGGTGCTAGAAGTTACGCTAAACAAAAAGAGTTGTTTGAACGTGCAAAAAGGGGTGAGCCTGGCATTTATATGCCTACAAATCCTGACATTGATAAAAAAGAAATGTATCACACAAATGCAGTAGATATTAGCGCAGATGTGCCTGAAAGTTTTTTAAATCAATTTGGTTTGCATCGACCTCTTGGCAAAAAAGATCCAGTACATACCGTATTAATGCCTACAAAAAAAGAAGCAGAAATACAAAATGTTTCTTTGCCCAGTAAAACTAATGAAGATGATGAATTTTTAACAGCATTACAAAAAGGTAGTTTAACTGAAGTTTCAACACAAGAAACAAAACCAACGGAAGAAACAAAACAACCTACTGATACAAGTAAGTTAAATGCTTTTGCTGCTGGTGTTGGTGGGGCAATATCTAAAGGTGCAGGGGCATTAGAACAAATAATTGGTAAAGGTGTTGGTTTAGTAGCTCCACAAACAGGTCAAGCAATTGAACAACATGCATTAGAACAAATCAAAAAAACACAAGAAACTACTAAACCTTACATTGAAGCTAACCCAATTACAGGCGCAATCGGTGAAGTTACTGGTTTAATTGCTAGTCCTATTAATAAACTAATACCTGGTCTTGGTGGCCCAGCACAAACTATGTTGGGTGGTGTTGCTAAAGGTGCTGCGCAAGGAGCTATTGCTAATGTAATAACTACACCTGTGACTGATGAAAACAAATCATTTTTAACAGAAAAATTAAAAGATGCGTTAATTGGTGGTGGTGCTGGTGCAGTTGTTGGTGGAGTTGCAAAAGCAGCGACAAGTTTAGCTCAACCATTTCAAAATCAACTTAGCAAAGTTAGCAATGAAAATGTCAAAATTTTGCGTGATGCTGGTGTACCTGTAGATGTAGCGCAAGCAACAGGATCACAATTTTTAAATAGAACTAAAGCTGCATTAAATGATAATCCATTTACAGCAGGAAAAGAAGCTGAATTTATTGCATCGCAACAAGGTGCATATAACAAAGCTATAGCAAAAACAATGGGCGAAGATGCAACAGCCATAACCCCTGACATTATATCTAATGCAAAAAATCGTTTAGGCGGTATTTATGATGATTTATACAATAGATATGGCGCAAAAATATCAGGTCAAGTATATAAAGACTTAGCATCAATTAGAGATCAATCATTAATGGTTTTGCCTAAAGGCGATGAAACTATTAAAAATATTGTGAATGATGTTATTAATAAAGCTAGTCAAAATAGAAGCCTATTAACAGGCGAACAATACCAAGCGCAAAAAGAAATCTTAGATAAATTATCTGCACAGGGTGGTGCAATGTCTTTATTTGCTCAAGAAGTAAAAGAGACATTATTAAGTGGATTAAAAAATTCTATTAAAAACCCAGAAGATATTGCTTTATTAAAGACAACTAATAAACAATATGGCAACATGAAAAAAATTGAGGATGTCACGTTAAAAGATCCTCAAGGCAATGTAAGTCCATCTTTGTTAAGTAATTCTTTAGCAACTAAAGGTAAAAGAAATGCCATTTATGCAGAAGATAATGAGTTAGCAAAATTAGCAAGGGCTGGCAAAGACATATTACAAAATAAAACACCTAATAGCGGAACTATTGCAAGATTATCTGCTCAAGCTGCGCCTGCTTTAGTTGGTGGTGCTGTTTATGGTGCATATCAAGGTGATATTAAAAGTGCTGCTGAAGGTGCTGCATTAGGTTACGCTGCGCCAAAATTAGCACAAATGCTTCTTAAAAATCCAAGTTCAGCAAAATATTTAGAACAAGGTGTAAGTAATAAAACATTACGTTCATTTTTAGAATTGCCTAAAAAAGCTGGGGAAGTGTTACCTGTTCAGCCTGGTGTTGTTGGAGCATCTAGTTTAAAAGAATTAATTAATCTAAGAAATCAAGGACAATAATTATGGCCGTCTTATTATCACCAATTGGTAACGGATTTCAATTCCTAACCACAACTGGAACACCTTTAAATGGTGGGTATATTTATACTTATCAGGCAGGTTCTTCTACCCCTTTAACAACTTATTCTGATGTTAATGGATTAATTCCTAATGCTAATCCGATTGTATTGGGTAGTGATGGTAGGCCACAGACTGAAATATGGCTGACGCAAGGATATTCTTATAAGTTTATTTTGACTGATTCTAGCAATAATCAAATACAGTCTTATGATAACCTTTACGGTATTTTACAAAATGCACCAGCAGTATCTAATGTAGTCCCAACAGGATTAATTGCTATATGGTCAGGTTCTATTGGTTCTATTCCTAGTGGCTGGTTATTATGCGATGGTACAAACGGTACTCCTGATCTTAGAAACTCATTTATTTTAGGTGCAGGTAATAGTTATTCCGTTGGTCAAACAGGTGGCTCAACAGATGCTATTGTTGTATCTCATACGCATACAGCAACTTCAACATCAACAGCAACGGTAACTGATCCAGGTCACGCACATCTTTATGGAAATACAGGCGGAACTGGTGGTTCAACACCGTTGCTTGGTAATGTTAGCCCCCCAAGTAATGTTTCAACTAATACAAATACAACAGGTATTACTGTTGCAGTAGCAACATCAACAACTAACGCATCAGCAGGTACAAGCGGAACTAATGCTAACTTACCTCCTTATTATGCTTTAGCATTTATTATTAAGACTTAATCATGTCAGACTTTCAAATTGATCCTGTTAAATATGGTCAGCTTTGGGAAAAAGTTGATCAACTGTCAACTAAAGTAGATAAACTTGAAAGTGGCATGGAAGAACTTTTAGCACTTGCCAATAAAGGGCGAGGTGGTTTCTTTTTTGGCATGATGGTGATATCAGGACTTAGTACGATTGTAGGATATATTACACATTTATTTGCGAGTAAGTAATGTGGACAATGTTATTGCAGAAGGTACAAAACAATTAGCAAATAGTTTAAATGAAGCTAGAGAAGCTGGTAAAAGTCTTACTAAGAGCATCCAAAACATACAACATGATGGTGTAGAGGTCGCACAAGAGCAGTTAGAAGCACGAGACAGGCATAGGCAACATGAAGAAGCAATCGCTAATTCTATGCTGTTTAAAGCAGTCAAAGAATATGAAAAACAAAGCGCATTAATTAAAGCAGAAGATAAAGCTGAAAAAGAATTTAAGGCTAAGTATGGCGATAAAGAGTGGTCAAAAGTTTTAGAATTAAAAACAGTTGTTGAAAAAGAACATAAAGAAAACGCTAATTATTACGGACATAAGTTGCGTGATGTTAAGCGAGTACAGTTTTATTGTTTTTTTGCAGCATTTGTTATAACTTGTTTGTTGTATTATTTTGGATTTGTATGACATGGGTGACTATTTGGCTAGTTGTTTATTTAATTGAATTGTTGATATGGGCAAATGTTATTTATTTGCATTATGAAATTAAGATAAATCAACAAATGGCTAAGTTTCCCAAAAAAATGAGTGTTGTTGTTAAATCAAAAAAGGATATTGTGCGTGGATGAAGATGTGTTTCGTTGGTGGACAATGTTTGCATTACTTTGTATGATGGCTATTATACTTTTAAAGGAATAATATGGAGTGGCTTTCCCAAATTGCACCAGGCATAGCAACTGCGCTAGGTGGCCCACTTGCTGGATTAGCTGTAACAGCTATATCTAAAGCATTGGGCATTGACGAAAAAGACGTACAAAATACCATTGAATCAGGCAAACTAACCTCTGATCAACTAGCATCTATTAAACAAGCAGAAATAGAACTGCAAAAACAAGCTAATGAACTAGGCTTAGATTTTGAAAAGTTGGCTACGGATGATCGTAAATCTGCCAGAGAAATGCAAGTTGCCACTAAATCTTATATCCCTGCTATTTTAGCCATTGGAGTGACTGTAGGTTTTTTTGGCATATTAGTAGGTTTAATGACTGACAATGTAACTAAGTCAGATGCTTTACTTTTAATGCTAGGTAGTTTAGGCACAGCGTGGACAGCTATTGTAAGTTTTTATTTTGGTAGTTCTGCTCACTCTGAAAAACAAACAGATATGTTGCATAGGAGTACACCAATTGGACAATAATTTTGACCGTTCATTGAAGTTAGTTTTAAAGTCAGAGGGTGGTTATGTAAATAATCCTAAAGACCCTGG